AACAGCAAGACCCCTCACCTAAAAAGATGAAGGGTCTTCTTGTGGAGCTAACGGGGGTTCAACCTTTCCCCGTTGCAAACTGGAAGAACTTCTAAACCATGTAAAAATTGGTCTCTACATGGTCTTCACGACCTGCGGAAATAAGGTAAACCATACCCTTAATAATGGGCTATTTTTCAGGTTTTAAATGGGGGATCTATTCGAACTCTTCCAGCCATTCGGTGAAGTTTATTAGCGGTTCGTACTCGGCCCACTGGTGCTGCTTCGCTTTGAGGTTCATGTGGTAAGCCCACGAGGAGACATAGAGGGTCCAACTCTTCAGCTGGCGGAGCTCTTCACGCATCCGATCTTCAAGATCCGTCCACCGCTTCTGATCCTCCGAGTAATTGTTCTCAATGCGGCCAATCTCGCTACGCAATGTGCGGATCTCCGCAGACTCAACCTGGCGGTCCCTCTCCACAGCTCTGCGCTTTCTTTCCTGCCAGCGTCGTGCTGCATCACTGATGAGCCAGTAGTTTTCTTCTGCTGCCTTCTTGGAGAAGATTCCTTCTCGCCCGAAGACCACGACAACGACGACGCCGACTGCTGCCCATCCAGGGCCGCTAGGTAGAGCGGCGATTAGCGATCCTAGTTGCTCGTTCACCCCGGCGCTCCTCTCTATCCTTCTCGATAGCATCCCGTAGCGAGAGCATCCCTGCGGCATAGCACCAGATCGCAGCCATTATCGAGAAGTGCACGGCACTGCGCCAGCCATCCGGTGGCCAACCTGCCAGGATCAGCTCACCAATGCGGCCAGCGGCCAGCCCTGCGTACACGGCAGCAGAGCAAATAGCACCGGTCGCTAGCGTGCGCGTGGACTTCCACACCACCCCTGCGAGCACAATGCCGGCAGCCAGAATGCACAGCACTCCCCACCATTCCAGGGCTAATCCTCTCTCGATTCGAGACAAAAAGGCCCCAGTCTTTGGAGTATCGCCCGTGGAGTAGTCGAGACCACGCTGCGCAAGATCAGCAGCACCGAGGACTAGCACAGGTATCCATGATTGTTTTCCTCTCATCATGGCTTTACCTCCTAGCGCGCTAGGTACTGCTCAGCCGATAGCCCTGCACTAACCTCCACAGTGTTCACAGCACCCGAAGGAGTTACTGCCGCATCTGCTGCAGCTCGGACAATATCGACGAGTTTTTCACGTGCAACGAGGTCTTCATCGGTAGCGCGCGAGTCTGAACCGGAGTGGGTCTTCGCAGAGGCCACTCCGAGCGCCAACATCGCCAGCGCACCAATTACTTTGTCGGCTTGGCCCAACCATTGATCTGCTGCGTCAGCGTCAATTATCCCTGCGCCCACTGCAATCAATAAGGCCAGGGAGATCACGGCGTAGGCGAGCTTTCGCACTAGCCACGGCTGGGCCCACTGGGTTTGCTTGCGGTGTTTCATTTTTACTTGCTCCGATCTGCTGCAACTGCAGCGTCGATGACGTCGTGGGGGTTGAGGTCGAGTTTCTTGCAGATAGCGTCCAGCAGTGCGCGGTTGGCGAAGTTGGTTGCATCCACCACTCGAAGTAGCTCCGTTGCGTCGCGGAAGGTGACGTTGGGGTTGATGATTGATTGGACGGGTCGGTTAGACATCAGAAAGTCCTCCTGGGTTGTTGGGGTTGTCGGATTGGGTGCCGCAGTTGCGGCGTAGGTGTATCCCTTCGGAGGGATCAATGTGGCCAGCTGCTCGAGGCCGATCCAGTAGCCGTAGGGTGCGAAGCCCGAGTCGGCGATCCACACAGCGCGTCCTTGGGAACCTTCGCGGTAGCCCATCGCTGTGAAGTAGTGGTAGACCGTTCCTCCTCCGTAGCGCGGAGACTCAGAACCGTAGACGCCGCGTGGATAGTTGGAACGCGGCGCGACAATGTTGCAGACCACACCGAAGCCAGCGTCAATGCTGTGCACAATGTCGTCCCATAGCTTGTCACGTTGCTGCGCACTGGGCGGGTCGTTTGGCATTACAACGGTGGTGTACTCCGCCGCAGGAAGGCGTTCACGCAGTACACGAGTAATCAGACCGATGTAATCGGTGCCATTGGTTGTTGTGCCAAGCTCACGCGCAAGAGTGGACTCAGGGACCAGCTCACCTGTGGCTGCCCGAAGGATTGTCTGCGTCGAGGCAGGGCCACAGTTGTAATAGGTGTCCTGGACTACCTGGTCGCGCGGATAGTCCAACATCTTCACGCGTTCGCTAGGCTCGGCTGGCGCTTCCGCAGGTTGTGGCGCTACTTGGCCATCGAAGAGTGCATTGAGCTCTTCAAGAGATCCACGGAAGGCGTTAACGTCGACAGCGTAGCCTGCCACCGTAGCGTTCGAGTTGAACTGCCACAAGATTGGCTTCTGATTCCCCAGAGGGTAATTCCACTGCCGATTGTTGTCACCGGGATACACGTCCGCCGGATTGCCTCGCGGATTGCGCCCATAGGCGGCTACCCAGACTTTCCCGAACTCGTGTGTGTCAGGCTCTCCGTCGGGTAGGCCCTCCCAATAGGGAACATACGAGTAGATCCCGAGGACACGGACGCCTCGGTCTTCGAAGCACTGCTTAGCCCTGCGGATATGTTGAACGCTCAACCTCGCTGGGGTTTCGCAGTCCAGCCAGATCGGCAGACGGTACTCCCCCATCACCTCTACCGCTGTAGCTACCTGTTGCTCAATGCTCGTGCCCTCCGAAGGGTTACGCAGATAGTGGTAGGCCGCCAGCGGTAGCCCGGCGCGCCTGCCGTCCTCCACGTGGGAGCGGTAGACGGTGTCGCGGTGTGTGCCGTCGGTGGTGCGGATGATGGCGTAGGTGATGCCTTGGTCTCTGGCTTTGGTGAGGGATAGTCCGTTTTGGTGTTCGGATATGTCGATTCCGAATAGTGTCATGGTGGTTATCCTTTCTGCCCGTGGTTGGGCATGAAAAAACCACCCGGCTGCGGTGTTGCAGTGGGTGGTTTAAGGGGCGTGTTATTTGGTCGAGTCGGTTGGTGGCTCGGGTTGTTGGGGTTTGATGTAGGCGCCGAAGGCGGCGACGACGGCAGCGAAGAATGCCAATCCTGCAAACCAAGGTCGGTCAAGAATAAGCGCTAGTATCGTGAGACCGAGGAAAGCGAAGAGCCCCAGTGCGCCGATTATTTGGGCGCGGAGGACGGAGTCGCGATTGGTCTTCGCGTTGATGAGAATGACGTTAGATTCTGCATGGGTACGTTCGACAGCAGCGTTGCTTTGGTCTTCTGCCATTCCGAAGATGACGCGGGCAGCGTCTGGATATGCGGCAACGTAGCGTTCTAGCTCTGCTGCTGGAGGTAGCGGACCAACATGGTAGCTGTACTCTGCGTGCTGAGTTGACGCGAGATGGACTACGCGTTCAATTAGCTCTGGGTTTTTGCGTATTTCTTCATAGAGCTGGTCAACGTCTTTCCGACCTCGTTCCAGACTGCCGCTACCCGCTGTCCGGGAGTCGCGATCGGCCCGATCGTCGTCGGGAGTTGAACTGGACGGATCGCAGTGATCGTCGTGGGGACTTGCAGCATTGTTTTCGGTGTTGTCATCGCTCATGTTGCCCTTCGGCTCTCTCTATCTTCACGTCGAGCACCATTCTAGCGATTGTAAGGCGATCTAGCTTTCTTGGGCTTTCTGAGGCTAGTCGACGATGTAGGTGATGCTGCCGTAGATTTTCTCGTTTGTGCTCATGTAGATATATGTGTCGACGGAGGTTTTTCCGTTAGTGTCGACCCATGCCCAGATTGTTCCTGTGACGTTGGCACCTAATGCGCCCGCGCTTTTTTCGGAGGGTCGGTAGTCGGATGGGACGGTCCAGTTTTCCCATTCTCCACGGGTGCAGCCCATTAGCTGGATGACAACGACATTACCCGAGGCTCGTGCAACTCCCTTGCCGTTAGCGAAGGTTTGCTTTTTGACACTGCGACTTAGCCCCCTGAGTTGATTCTCGATGCCGAATAGTCGCGTTCTGATTGATGAGCTACCGCCGACGGTGCTGCCGACAAGATCGACGTCGCTGACTTTGATGGTGCCGCCTTCGGTGAACACTGGGGCTTTTCCGTCTTCGGAGTTGTCACCCCATGCGGATGGTCCCGTACTGCCTTGAAGTGCGCCGGCGGTTTTACTGTCGACGTATTTCTTGGATGCTGCGTTGTCATCCGCCGTAGGAATCTCTTTAACCTTCAACTGCCCATCCGGCAAACGACACGCCACCGATAAACCGATTGGCAAAAACAAAGGAGGCTTAATATTCCCCGGCCAATCCGCGTGATCTGCAATCTTCTGCCCCGCCAGTTTCTCCTTAACCCACTTCACCGTAGCCAACGTCTTCGGCTCGTTGCGTTCGCGTTCGTCGGTGGGGTGCTCACCGTAGAGGTGGCCAGTCGAGCCGCGTTGAGCTATCTTACTCCCCTCTGCAGACACAGAGACCTCGCTCGAGGACACTGTGGTGGAGTCAACGTAGCGTTTGCTCGCTGCATGTGTGGTGGAGGTGGGGGTTTCGGGGACGTTGACGTGCCCTGCTGAGTCGCGCTTAGCGATCTTGTTCGCGGTGGCCGATACCGACGTGTCTGATTGCCCTAGCTTGTCCGCTAGTCCTGCCACACGCGGGCTATCGGCAGAACCGCTGAGGTCCCCAGCCAAACGAACTCCGCCTGCTGCCGAAGAGGAAGCTTTGGGGAAGGACTGAAGACTGCTGTCTGCTCGTTGCAGTGACGTGCGGACGTCCTCTGCCAAAGTATTACGTGGCCAGCCGGTAGGTGGCGCGGAGGTCTTCGCAGCCGCTGCGGCTTGTTTGGCTTCCTCGGCGTGCTGGCGTGCTTTGGCCTCTGCTGATCCTGCTTCCTGCCGTGAGGTGCTCGCCTCATTTGCTTTAGTCTCGGCGGTCTTCTTCGCGGCGAGTGCTTCATCTTTAGCGGTTGACGCTTGGGATTGTGCGGTCTCGGCCCTGTCGCGGGCGGCTTCGGCCGCGCGCTGTGCGTTACCGGAGGCTTCGGCGCTTTGGCGTGATGACGTCGCGGAGCTTCCTGCAGCAGATGCACTGCTGCGGGCTTGCTCCGCACTAGAGCGTGCGGCGCTGGCTTGCTCGGTGGCTTCAACCACTTGTGCTTGTGCGAGGGTCTTCTGGGTCGTTGCGATCCCCGCCTGCCGGGTAGCTTCATCCACCTTCTGCTGTATCAAGGTCTGAGTATCGCGCGCGGCTGTGCCTGCGGCGGCATCGGCCCTGTCGGCGTGCTGTTTGGCTTTCTCAACCTGTGCCCCTGCTTCTGACAAGGTGCTGGCTTTGATGCCTTCGGCATCGCGCTTGGCTTGCTGGGCGCGGTCAGCATCGTTTTTGACCTCCCCACGCACAAGATCAGCAGCATCCCGGATGACGGTTTTTACTTTGGTGTCTACTTCGCCGGCTTTCGCCTCTGTCTTGCGCTGGGCAGCAATCGCGGCGCGTTCAGAGTCCGCAGCACGATCTGCGGCTGCTTGCACAGCGGAGACCACTGGCGGGGTAAAGGTGAACTTCATCTCCATCAAGCTGCGCAGGGTGATGTTGCCTGTGCCAGTCGGCACTATCACTTCCACGGGTGCGGAGTCTCGCCGGTTACGGCACCGGAAGGTCACCAGCAGCGGACCGGGTTCGACTCGTGCTTGCCCTACCCCATCCACAAGGTCGATTCGGTAGGGCGCGGTGTGGATGATGCGACCGACTGCATCAGCAGAACCACGAGCGCGGGGAACTTCGATCAGTACATAGTCGCCGGGGTGTGACTGCCCTACTGCGTCGGTGACATCAATCGTCAGCGTTCGTGCCATTGTGATCCTCCTTGGGGTGTGTGGTTTCTGCCTGCTGTGCTAGCAGGCCGTCGAGGTAGGTTTGTGCGACCTCCAGTGCGGCTTTACGTGCCCCCAGTGGCCAGCTGGTGTCGTCGGGGATGGGTTCATCGCATGCGCGGGTGAGGCGGGCGACGTTTTCAAAGGCGTAATTGATGCGTTGCTCAAGTTCTTCCATAGTTGTCTCCTGGGGTTAGTAGGTGATGCCTTTGGCCTGCAGCATGGTCTTCCGCAGGTTGGAGGTATCAAGCATGCGGGCAGTCATACGCGTGGTATTGGCTCCCGGTAGCACTCGAGTTGTGCTGTAGAACCGCACGGTGGCCTTACACCCGGCGCGTTTAATCGCTACGGTGTCGCGGATGGTGGCGGTGCGTTTGACGGTGATGTATCCCTCGGTGACGCGGTATTTCTCGTCGAAGCGCATGCAGGAGTAGATGCGTCGGCCTTCTTTCATGTCTTCTGCGGTGGCTTCGGGGTAGAACACGCAGAGTTCGAGGTCGAATTGTGGCTCGTTGCTTGAGCTGTAGACGCCGCCGTGGGTGACGATCATTTCTGTGTAAATGTCCCAGAGGCCTGGTTGGTCAAAGACGAGGACTTTGGTGTCGTCATCAATGTGGCAGTTTTTAAAGGTTCCTTCGGCGATTTCCTCCCAAGGGATGTAGCCCCATGCGTCGACTTTGAAGTCTCCGAACCACCCGGATTTGCGCTTGTAGGGGGTGTCTGGGGTTTCGGTGATCGTGACGGTGCCGAAGGACTCGCAGTCGTCGAGGACCTTAATCAGGTTGGCTTGGTTGCGTGCGATCTCTGCTTCTGATTGGACGCGTTGTTGGTCGCGGCGTCGTTGTTCTTCTTCCCAGGCTCCGGAGAAAGAAGTAAAGAAGCCGTTGAATAGTCCGACGAGGCCGTTGAGGAGGCCTCCTGCCACGCCTGCGATGAGGTTGCCGACGTCAGAGAGTACCCGCAGGGTGCCGTTGATGACGCCGCCTGCAATTTTGCCGAGACCGTCGAGTACGGACTTGAGCAGCTTTTCTAGTAGGTTGCCGCGTGATTGGGCAAAGGCTTCGTCCACGGGACGGCGCATGGCGGCTTTGGCGTCGCCGCTGGTCATAGTAGACAGTGTTTTGACCTGGTTGGTGCCTGCTTGGTTGACGTAGGCCTTGGCGGGGTCGAGCCGTTGATAATCGGGGTTAACGCTGTTGTTCTCAGGTGCGAGGTTGATGCGTTGAGCCATGGGCTAGTCCTCCTCGGTGAGATTGCCGGCGTCGTTGTCGAGTTCCTCGAGCAACGGCGGGCGGACAGGTTCGTCTTCTACGACGATGGCGCGGTCTTCTGGCGGAGCAGCCGAACCAGCTTCAAGCTCAGCCGCCAGCGCTTCGAACAGAACGCGCTTTTCTTCCACCGATAGTGCGGAAACATCCGGGGCGGTGACCTCCGGGGGCAGTTCTTCATCGATGGGCACCCAACGGCCACCGGGGGCTTGCATCCAGTCGCCGCCGAGCTGCGGCGGGACATACTTGATCTCCTGGTATTCGGGGTGGTGGCGGAACCCGCAGCGATACAGGTGGGCTGACCAGTTCGCCAACGCTGCGGGTGGCACCACGAGGGGCGCGTCTCCGCCGGGGCCAGGTAGTGCGACTAGTGCCCAGGTGAGGTGCTCGGCGGGGTCGAGCATGTTGGCGTCTGCTTGCAAGGGAATGTCGTTCATTTATGCGACTCCTAGGTCGTGGAGTGCGCCTGCTGCTTGGCGGACGCGGCTCATGATTTGTTCCAGGGGACTGTATTGGGAGGTTGGATCGCCACAGGTGATCTCCCACCCGCGGTTGGATCTGCTGAACGCGTAGGTCAACTCCGTGACCTGCTCGACCACCACACGGCCATCGGGCAGGCCCTTAATCTGTGCGGCGATCCTGTCACCGAGGAAGAAGTGCCCCTGGCCTTGGTCACCGACGTACCAGGGTGCTCCATCGGCGATGTCGAGGCGGTGGGAGAACTTCTCGCGGGTCTCCCAGAACCCGGCGCGTAGTGCGGCAATGGAGCTTAAGGTATAGGCCTTGTCTGCGCCTTGGGCGAAGTGTTCGTAGTAGCGGGACCAGCCGAGGGTGTTGGCACGGTCTGTGGATTGTTTGGCCATCCATGCCAGCAGCGTGTCGGTGTAAAGGGGTTTGAGGAGGGTGTCTGCGATGGTGCCTGCGGTCGGGATGAAGACGAAGGTGCCGAGGATGTTGCCGACGGCTTGGACGGCTGCGGAGATGCCTTCATTGATTCCGTAGGGTGAGTGGCCGCCGACGATCTCTTGGACGCTGGTGGCTGGTTCCCAGGTGAATTCGGAGGATTCGATGCCGGTGAGTGCGCCTTCGCGGTAGATCACGTAGGGCAGGCGGGGGTCTGTTCCGAGTTGGTCGGGTTGGTTGTATTCGGGGAGGTTCGGCAGGTTCGGTGCGGGGGTTCGGTCGATGTCGATGAACTCTCGGGCGAGGGTTTGGACGGTGCGGGCGAGGCCGGTGAAGATGTTGCCTCCGGTGGCGGTGCCTTCGGGGCGCCATCCGCCGGATTTGTCCACGATGTCGACCACCAGTGTGCCGTTGCGCAGGCGTGCCCCCGGCCAGGGTTCGGGGTCGCCGTCGAGCCAGCGTCGGCAGGTGACGGCCAGTTGGGCGTCTGCGAGTTTCGGTTCTGCCAGCTCGTGCCAGCCTTTCATGCGGCTAGCTAGGAGCGTCCAGGGTGAATGATCCTGGGACAGCGGTCCGGGTGCAATGACAATCGGCCAGTCTCGGTAGTTGGTGGAACCTGTGTAGTCGAGGGGGTCTTGAAGAATGGGAAAGGTGGAATTGTGGAAGCGTCGCAGGTTGAGCAACAGGTACATTTTCAGCACCCAGGCTGTTGGGCCTGCGAGGATGAAGGATCGGGGGAACTGAACGGCTGCGGGCAGGAATGGGTTGGGCCAGCAGTAAATCTTCTTCACGTTTTCGTAATCGTGGAGGAACGTGAGGTTGAGGTAGCGCTGGCCGGAGGACTGTTTACTCAAGGTTGCTTGCTTCAGCCTGCCCGACCAACGCGCGCCGTCCTTGTCCATGGTGATGTGGACATTGCGGGTGCTGCGATTCCACACATCTAACACCCAATGTGCTTGCGGGTGGTCGGCTGGCAGCTGGACGTTGGCCACCCCGGTGTCGTTGAGCTTCCATTGAAATTTAGCCTCGATGACATCGTGAAGGGTGGCGACGTAGGCGAAGTCGCCGTCCCAGAGGCGGATGTGTGGCGGCTGTTGGCGGCTAGCTTGCCGGTTGCGCGCGGTTGTTGCGGCGTGCTCCCAGATGCCATCCAGGCGACGACGGTCTGCGGGGGTTAGGGAGGTGGGCATTTATTGTGTTCCTCCGAATGGTCGCGTGTAGTAGTGCTCTAGCTTGAGTTCGACGAGGTTACGAGAGCCGCCAGAGTCGAGGCATTTCACCTGTACTGGTGTCGGCGGTGTGTGCGGCGGGATTGGGTAGAGGAACTCGACGCCGCCGAAGCGACCGGCGATGGCGGAGCCGTCGGCTACTTGGTAGGTCTCGTGGCGTGGGTAGGAGTCGATCACCAAGTCTTGGCCACGCGAGAGCGTAGGCGTGATGATGCTGCGGGCGCGGCGTGGGTAGTCAGGGTGATCGGGGTCGGTGACAAAGGAATAGTCGGGCAGCTCGTATCGGCCCGGCGCGCTGAGGGCCCATTGTGGCCAGATGGGTCGGTCGGTTGGGTTTTCGATAGTGATTGTTTGAGTGCTGGTGTTGGTGAAGGTGAGTTGGTGGGTTGTGGTGTCTGCTTTCCAGAAGGGGTAGGGGGCGCGGAGGGTGAGTACGAGTGTTGAGTGTTGGAGGATGTGGGGGTCGTAGGTGCTGGTTGTGGTGGCATGTTCTAGTTTTACGACGTCGAGGGTGCGGGTCCCGGAGCTGTGGGTGGTGTAGTGGATGGTGGCGGGGTGTTGGGGGTGGAAGGCTTTGTGAAAGCGGGAGTCGATGTCGTCCCAGTCGTGGTAGTCGCCGACGAGGTTGAATTTGAGTACGAGGTCGAGGGGTTCGATGGTGTGGCCGAGGTAGGTTGCGCCTTCTTGGAAGGCGGATTGTTGCCAGATGGTTTTTATCGGCGCTTCGTCGATGAGTCCTTCTGGGTTGGTGGCGAGTTCAATGCCTTCGGAGCCTGCACCGGGGCCGGACACTGTGAAGGTTTCGCCGCCAGCGCCGGTGATGGTAATCAGTGCGGCGTCGCCGTGGGTGTAGAGCATCGTTGCTGGCTCCTTAAGGGGTTGGTGTGGGGTGGTCTGGGGTACGACTGGGCGCTGCCCTGTGGTGGGTGCGCCCAGTCGTAGAGAGGTGGCAGTTTAGGCTCCTGCCATTGCCATGACCTGTTGCCTGGAGTGCAGGGTGGCGCGGCGCATTCCTTCGTCCAGGTTGTTGGTTTCGATGTGGTAGTGCACCTGTACCCCACTGCTATGTGCCTGCTGTGGGGTTGCCAGGGCTTGGGTTGCTTGTGCCGCAAATGCGGGGGATGCGTTGATGCGTTGCAGTAGTGGCAGCGCGTGTTGTGCTGCGGCTTGGCGGATGACGTATTCGCCATTGGATAGGCGTGCGGGGATGGCGTCGTCGGTGGGGCCTCCTGGGCCTGTGACGTAGCCACCGGTGGCGTATCCGTGGCCATGTCCCCACACTCCGAGGATGTTGCGGCCGTGGCCTTTGTCCATCCAATCCAAGGCGACGTTCATGTTGGTCCAGGGGTTGAAGGGGTCGTTGGGGCCGTCTTCTTCATCCCAGAGCCAGTTGAACGTCTTCGGGGTGACTTGGAGGAGTCCTTGTGCTTCGTTTCCGCCGCTGTTGACGTCGGTTATTCCTTGTACAGCGTTGGGGTTGCCGGAGGACTCAGTGTTGATCTGGGCGACCATGGCGTCGACGTAATCGGTCGAGGTTGGATAACCCTTGTGCGCGAGTGCTCGGGTGGCTAGGTCGCGCCATTGCTCTGCACCACCTGCGGGGTCGTAGCTGTAGCCGAGGTCGCCGTCGGTGCGTTCGTTGCCGGGGTCCTTTGGTTTGAGCCCCACGATGGCGGCACCTGTGATCGTGGTGGTCTTGGCCTTGGGGTTAGCCTCCAGGACAGCTGCAGAGGTTTTCTCCACTTCTGCGATGTCGCGTTCATGGGATGCACGGGAGTTGCCGGAACCTGCGATCCCAAGTGCTGTACGCAGTTGTTGTACTGCCTTGAGTAATGGGGGTAGGTCGTCTTCCAGGCCGATGAACGACAGGGTGTCTTTGACTCCCTGGGACACTGCGGTCTTTGCTGCGTTACCGGCCCACTCGGACCAAGAGGACGGCAGCTTAGATGCCCCTGTTCCGTAGGAGTCTGGGTCAGACGCGGTGGACGAGCGCAGCTTCTTCAACGGTGTCACGGAGGCGTCATCGTAGGCATTAAACCCGTCGAGAACCGAGGTGGTGTCTACGGGGATTTCCACTTGCTTGAAGTAGTCGCCTGGCAGGTGCATGTGGTCGGTGTAGTAGGAATCATCGGCGCCTGCGGCGTTGCCGCCGTACTGTCCGTTGCCTCGCGCACCTCCCATCTCAACGTTGATGCCGTTAGGCAGAGTGCCAGAGGTGTGACCACCACCGGGGCCTCCGTTCATGTAGCCAATACGCAAGTCGCCCGGCGCGCCGAGGCCTTGGCTGAATCCCATGTCGGCGAGTGCTTTGCCTTCGGATGCGGTGGCGAAGCGTCCTGCGAATGGATCAAGGCCGACGGCGAAGCGGGTGACTGCGCTCATTGCGCCGGAGCAATCGCCCCAGTTAATGCCACCGAAGACGTAGGGTTGGCCTTCGAGTCCTTGGGAGAATTCGTCGAGTTCGTCTGTGGTGATTCCTCCTTCTGCGAAGGCGCGGGTTGTGGGTGCCAGTCTGCTGGTGGGGCCTGGGTTGACTGGTGTTCCTGCGGGGTCGACGAGTTGGTAGCCGAAGTGTCCTGCGACTGCGGCTGTGAGGGCGACGGCGCGGGGGCGTCGGTAGTCGTTGTCGAGGGGGATGTAGGCTTCCTCCCCTGCTTCGCCCCAGAGGATGGCGTTGTTTCCGTCGGAGACTTGTGGGTCTCGGTTGGTGGTGGTCATCACCGAGCCGGTGGCGTTGGTAGTGATCGAGCCAGTGGCGTTCTTGAACGGGTTGAGGCTGGAGAAAGCGCCTTTGCTCCAGCTCTTGATGCTGTTCCATCCGGATTTGAGGCCGTCGAGGAGTTTGCGCATCATTTCTTTGCCGACTTCTGGCATTGTGTTGGCGAGGTTTTTGAACTTGTCGATTACGCCTTGGACCATGTCGGAGACCTTGTGGGTGATGTCCATGATGCCTTCGGAGAAGGCTGCGGAAGCGTTGGTCCACAAGTTGTTGAACCATTGCAGGATGTCGCGGACCCACTGGACGATCATGTCGCCTGTGGCCACGCCCATGTCGGCGAATCCGCCGACGATGCCGATAACCAGTTGTGTAATAGAGCCGATAGCACCGGTTACCAGGGTGCCAAATTGTGCAAGAACTGTCGCCACGAATCCGATGGCCGTTGCGAGGACTTCGGCGAAGACACCGATGAGTTTGGCCAGTAGTTCGATAACCGGGGCGATAACGGTCACCAGGTCAGCGAATAGGTCGACGATGCCGATGATAGCTGGGAGCAATGCCTGGATGACGGGGATGAACGGGGTAATGAGGTTGACGATGATCTCGGCAACCAGAGGCAACAGCGGAGAGAGCGCTCCGAAGATTTCCGCGATTGCAGCGACCAAGCTGGGAAGCAACGGGGCAATGGCGCTGATGACCTGGACAACCACGCCGAGGATCGGAGCGAGCGTATCGGCGAGGGTGACCACGATGTCGGCCAATAGCGGGGCTAGGTCGGCGAGGATGTCGCCGACCAGGGGCGCAAGCGCTTCAAAGACTTGGCCGACTACTTGCCCTATGGTTTCCATCGCCGGCTGTAGATCAGCTGCAAGCTGCTCAATCACCGGGGTGAGAGACTCAAAGAGGGACTTGATCGGCTCCAGTGCGGGGCCGATCACCGTGGTGAGGAGCTGGCCTACAAACTCCAGCGCGGGCGCTACGGCAGTACCGAAAGCACCCAGCGCTTCACCCAAGGGTGCGGCCAAGGGGGATAATGCGGCAAGCCCTGCGGCTAGCCCACCCATGATGTCGTTGAGGCCGGGGCCAATGCCTTGCATGAGGTTGGCAAAGAACGGCAGCACCGTGGTACCGATGCTTTCCAATGCCGTTCCCAATGCTGGCCCGATGGCGCTCATGCCGTCCTGCATTGCGGTGAAGAAGGACACCAGAGCGCTCTGGCCGACATCAGAATTGGCCCATTCGTTGAGCATCGACAGCGCAGTAGACATAGGGGTCAGTGCCGATTCACCGGCTTGTGCCGCAGCACCAAACACTCCAGAGATCACACCGCCAAGATCGGATAAGGTACTGCCGATACTGTGGAAGGCTTCACCCGCTCTAGCTAGCCATTCGTCGACTTTGCCGGTGTCTGCAGCCTCGGTAAGGAATGCTGCGAACTTCTCCCCTGCATCCGCAAGGCCAGCGCCCAAGGCGGGCAGGTGCTCAGCGGAGGCTGCGGAGATATCCAGCAGCCCTTGGGCCAAGGGGCCAGTCATTCGGTTGAGTTCTGCGAACATTCCTGCGGAGTTACCCAGCACGCTGGTGAGATCGAGCTGGGAACGCTCAGAACCCAATGCCTGGATCTGAGAGCGCAACCCGATGTTGAGTTGCTCCGCGATGTCGGTGAGGCCTGTCTTCAACCCCGGCAGCTGGTTGTTGGCAAGGGTGGTGATGTCTTCACCCAGGGAGTCAAACAGTCCATCCTGGACGCTCATCCGAAGATCATGCCATGCAGGTCCAAGGGCCTGCATGGCCAGAACAAAGGCCTGCGCTTTGGGAGAGAGGTTGTCCATCGCTTCGGCGAAGGCATCCACCCCGCCAGCAGCACCAGCGCCAGCGCTTGCGAGATTGTCGAGTGCATCGGCCAGCTTCTGCTGGGCTTGCTCTACTCCATCAAGGGCGTCGCGCAAATCTTGTTGAGCGTCGGCTTCTGCCCTAACGGACTGCTCGACCTTCTCTTTGGCGTTTAAGACTTTCTCGGATCCTTCGACGCCTGCTTGGTTGGCCTCGTGGACTTCCTCGGCGAGCTTGTTGTTTTCCTCCCGCGTGCGCTCCAGGTTGGCGATGGCTTTGCGGTACGCGAGATCTGCTTCTGCCCGATCCAGGCCGGAAGCATCGCTGTCAGAATTCACTTCCTGCAGACGCTGCTTCGCGCGAGCAACAGCGAGGACAGCGTCCTCTTCATCGAGCGCCGCATCGCGCAGTTGGTCGTTGAGCTCTTTGAGGTCGTCGACTGCTTCTTTACGGGCCCGGTTGAGTTCCTCTTGTGCCTTGCGCGCGGCTTTTTGAGCATCAGCAACTTTGCGTTCAGCATCGGCCACGCGACGTTGTGCTTGGACGATGCCGCGTTCGGCGTCCTCGACAGATCGTTGGGCTGCTTTCATAGCTTTGCCGGTGTCGCCACCAGCACCGCCAGCAGATTTCCCCATCGCTCCGAACGCAGCACCAATGCCTTTCAGTCCGATGCCAAGGGCTGCGATACCTGCAGCGGCTGCAGCAGCCAACCCCGGCAGCGCCGCTAGGGCTCCACCGGTGGCGATGATGCTGCCTGTCATTGCGGACAAGGGGCCAATGGCTCCAGCTGCAGACACACCGATCATGCCCACGCCAGTGGACAACAGCAGCATGGAGCCGTTTTGCGCCGCTAGTGCTGCCATCTGAGAGTTAACCGCAGCGATCTGGCCTTGCAATGCGGCCAGTGCTGCACGTGCGGCGATGATGTGGCGTTTGTCCACCCGGAGGTTGATCTCCGAGTGGCGGTTACGCGCGGCCACATCGATCTGGGCCTCCGCACCCGCGGTGTCCGCATCGGCGTCGATGTTCGCCTTGCGGTCACGCGCAGCAGCGTCAATCTGTGCTTCTGCCCCTGCAGTGTCCGCGTCGGTTTCAATCGTTGCGTGGCGATCACGGGCGGCTGCGTTGATGTGTTCGCTCGCAGCCGCGGTATCAGCATCCACATCGATGTGAGCGTCCGGGGTGTCGGCGACCATGGCGCGCAGTTCGCGTTGGAAGCGGGAGCCGTCGGGGTTGACCTCTACGGAGGCGTCCACATCCATGGCTTTGAGTTCCGCTTCCAAAGCACGCTTAAACCCTTTGAGGTTCGGGCGGATCTGAACTTTGGCTGTGCCTGCTGTGTACTCAGCCACGGCTAGACTCCTGTTCGTGTTAGTCGGTGACTCCGAGCTGTTCGAGCAGCGCGGACCGCTTGTTGTTGGTGATTTGTTTGCGCACTGTCTCTAGTGCGCTTTGAGGACGCTGGGCTAGCTGAGGTTCCGAGCCTGTAAGGACAGACACGATCAGCGCTAACCGGTCTTCAATCTGGGCGAGTGCTTCCCGGTGCTCGTCCCACTCATTGAGCGGTGGACGTGGGGTGGCAACACCGGATGACGCCGCGGGCGATTGCTCGATGACGATGCGCGCGAGGTCTTCATCTGCAGCGATTGCCGAGGCGTAGTGGCTCCCTCTGGGAAGTTCGCCCACCAATTCCTGAAACGTCGCCCAGCTGCGGCGCCCAAGGAAGAAGTCGTCTAGATCAATACTGAGCCGCTCGTGCAGGTCGTAGCGGATCTGCGGCCCATAGGCGTTGATTAGACGAGCGACTTCGGAAACCCCAAGCCATCGTTAATACCAATGCCATAGAAGTGCTCCATCACCTTAGAAACGATGCCTAGTGCGATCAGCTCGGCGTCGTCGCCTTCATCGTTGAGGATAAGCAGAACACGGCGGAAGTCTGACTTAAACAGCAGGCGCAGAACCTCGATGATGTTCTCCTCGGCCAGTGCTTGCTGGAGGGCGATGCGGTCGATGAAGGTGGGCTTGGAAATGCTGATTGCTGGTTCCACTCCGTAGTCTTCTCCGATGATGAACGGCTCATCGGTGACCGAGGCGGTCGTCTTGAGGTTGGAGCGGTCGGCAATGGTTACTGCGCGCTCGCGGAACGACTCGAAGCGATCGCTCTGGTTGTTCTTGGAGTCGGTCTTCTTGGGCTTGGTGGACATGGTTTTCTCCTTGGGATGAGTAAGTCTGTGGGGGTCCCACACGAACCAGCGCGCCAAGCTAGTCTGCCCGGCGCGCTGGTGGGTGTGGGTTGGCGGTTAGTCGTTCTTTTCAGCGACACCTGCGTCGGAGACACCGGTGAGGGAGGTGACGTCGACAGTGGGTTTGCCGGTGACTCCGGTGATGGTGAAGCCGTCGGCAACGGTTCCAGCGACGGTTGCCTCGGGTGCGCCTGCGTTGCGGAGCATTACCTGGATGGTGTTGGCAGTTGCGTCGTAGGCGATCTTGTCGGCGACCTTGTTGGAGTTGACGGTGATCTTGTAGGTGCCTGCGCTTCCGGTCGCGACGTTGAACTTGTAGACCTTGCCGTCGCCTGCGGTGGTGCCGTTGATTTGGCGGGCGAGGTCGGTTGTGATGCCGGGGCCGCAGAGGCCGAAGCCGAAGAGGGATCCGAAGGTGGGGTCCATTTTGGCGGAGAGTGTCATCTGCCAGGTGAGGACGTTGGTTTCGGACAGGGACTGCTTGCCCTTTTTGCTCATGGTGACCTTGGGGAAGATCCACCAGGGGTAGATCTCGTTGCCGGGGTCGCCGTCGATGCCGATGAGCAGGGCGCTGTATTCGCGGGGGCGTGCTGCGCGGCGCTTCTTGGCGTAGAAGCCGGAGTTGGCCTGGGCTACGACGCCGCTGGTGTCGAGGTCATAGAACAAGCCCATGGTGTCCAGGCGGGATTCTTGGGCGGTGAAGTCGATGTCGAAGGATTCGTCGGAGATGAAATCGCGGCGGGTGCCGGGGCTGCCGTAGCCTTCGACGCCTTCGGTCTTCATGTCGGGGGCGAGGTCGACGCCGGCTTTCTTTTCGATTTCGCCCACGCTCTTGAAGGCGGGGTCTAGCTCTTTGAGCTTGCCTCGGGCGTCGACGAGTCCGGTGGGTAGTGCGGTGCCGTAGGGGGCGAGGAGGACGGCGACGTCGAGCGCTGCGAAGAGCAGGGAGTCGTTTTTGTCCTTGAGTTGGTAGAAGTCTTTTGCAGACATGGTGTCTCCTTTCACAGAGAGCTAGGTTCGGGGTTTGCGCAGGTTTAGCTGCACGATGGTTTTGACGTATCGGTGGTCGGGGTTGATCCACACAGGTGTGGTGGGACCTTGAACTTCTTCGAGACTGACGATGCGTGCGGGGGTTGTGGCGTTGCGGTAGCCGTCTGCTGCGATCCAGGCCCGCAAGTTACCGAGAACGTGCCAGGCTTGGGCGCGGGTCTTGGCGACTGCGCCTAGTTCAATCAGTGCGTTGTCGACCTGCCCGCGTTGGGTTGCTACTCCTCCGATGCGTTGGACGACCACAATGGGTTGTGTATCAAGCATTGAGGAATAGTCGGTGGGCAGGAAGGTGTAGAACGCCGGCCTCGGTTGCAGTTTGCCTGCCCCTCCGTCGCTGGGTGAGGCGTTTACTGCTTGTTCGAGGAGGTCGCACAGGACGTCTTCGGCGTCGTGGAATTCCGGAGGCGTGCTACTTGCCATGGTTGGGCTCCTTGTGGGGTTAGCTAGCTGCCAGTCCTTGGAGTGCGAGATTGAGTTCGTGGTGTCCAGGTACTGGTCTGCGTGTGCGGGCTGTGAGGTGTCCGTATTCGTGTGCGGCCGCATAGGGTGCGGTCACGCGAACGTTAGCTACCAACCTGGGGGTAGCACTTTTGTACGGGGTGTCCATCTCGACGTCGACGGCCACAGAGGAAGCCAAGCGTCCGCTGCGGTGAGGTGCGATGGACTCGTAGAGTGCCGCGGTGAGATAGCCGACCTCGTAAAGGATGGCTTCAATCTCTGGGCCTTCAAGGAAGCCCGGCATGCCCTTGTGGCTGTATTCGAGTCGTGGCATTAGCTGACCTCCGTGCAGATGACGGCAACCCCCGCGGTGTATTCGTGTCTGACGTGTTCCCAGTGTTGGACATCGACGACTCGAAGACGTCGCCCGCCGGGGACGATCAGGATGTCTTCGCGGACAATATCCGGGACACGGTGGTGGAAGTAGACCACGGGGTTGGTGGTTGTGACGCGTTTGTCGTCGTTGTCTTGGGTGGGGCTGCCCCAGGCCACTTTGGCCCCTGGCTCAAAGTGGTTGGTGGTCTGCCCTACTGGGTCGCCGTGTCGATCACGTCCGCTGGGTGTGCCCAGTCCTTGGCGTAGTACAGCGATAGTGGCCATGTTTCACCACCCCGTGGCTTCCACGCAGCGGATTCCGCGTCGCTTGTTTAGGCACCCTTCGAGCATCGCCCGCTCCTGGCTGGTGATGTAGAAGTTGCCTTCGGCGTTGTGGAATTGCCGGGTGGTGGAAAAGGGGCCTTGGGTGTCGGTGATGGCGCTGAGTCCGTCGGCGTCGTCGACGTTGATGGCGCGTCGCACCATCGCGCAGCAGACCAAGGTGAGCACGCCCTGGGTGTGCTCGTTCGGCGTGTCGGGGATGCCTGGAAAGGTGGAGCGCAGCCACAAGCTGGCGTCAGCCAGAAGGACGGCGAGTGTGTCGTCGCTTAGGTGCTGCGGCATCGTCGGCCAGCGGATCCGCAGGTCTGCGGGTGTGGCGAAAGCTGCCATGGTCGTTGCCTAGCCTGCGGTGGCGATACCGGTGAGGCGGATGATCGCCTGCGGATCGGTTACAGCGTAGGCCATGACCGCTGCGGTCTTCGTCCAAGTGGTGTCGCGGTCCTCATCACGCCACGTGGTGGAGCTGATGGCCTGTTCAACGCCCATCACGCCGACCTGGCTAGAAGCCATAAGCAATCCTTCGCCAGCCTTAGCCAGCGGGGAGGAGATCACCTCGAGGCCCTTGGAACCAAGGAAGCGGTCGAGTGCCTGGTCATCGTCGAAGTTGTTTTCCAGCTCCAGATTGTCGTCCGGGTGGAGCAGCAACAGGTCGAAGGTGTATCCCATCTGCTGCTTGGTTGCTTCGGCGTTGGCCTTGTTGATGTCCGCGCGGATGCTGGTGGCCTTGGTTTCGTCCGACTTCTTGGTGGTATTGGCCTTCTTCCAGCCTGCGGACTGCACTTCGATGATGTCGGAGTTGTACTCGGTCAGTGCCTTGTTGAGCGCGGCTACGCCGAGAGCGTCGAGGTCACGGACCATGGTGTTGGCGACCTTGGCTGCGCGGCGCTGGAGGACGTTCATGTCGTTACGTCGTGCTGCCTCATCGGTGACGCCGAACTTGCCGCCGATCTTATCGACCATGGTGGTCTTCGGGGTGCCTTCGGAGGCGTCGATGATCGGGTAGCTCGCACCCGGCGCGATGATGCCTGCCTGGTCATCGGCGAAGAGGTTGTTGCCGATGGCTACGTCGTAGAGCAGTGCACCGCCGGTGACTCCGGTGTGGGAGAAGATGCGGTCGGTGAACATGCCGACGGCGGTGAGGTCGGCGATGTAGCGGGCGATGCGTTCGGGTTGCTGGAGCATCAGGTCGACGGTGATTCCGTCGTTGGTGACCGCAGGGGCGGCACCGGGGTAGAAGCCTGTGTTTTTCACGAGGTTTCAGTCCTTTCAAGTAGGAAGCGGATTTGTGGGTTAGTTGGTGCCTAGAGGAGGGCGACGGTTACGGTGTCGTCCTTCTTTGCTGCGTTGCTGATGGCAACGCCGAGGACGGGGCCGCTGGCGGTCTTCTTGGCTTTGCCGTCGGCGTCGGCGGAGATCTTGTCTCCTGCGTCGACCTTGGCTGCTGCGACGACGTCGACGACGTGGCCGATGCGTAAGACGGTGACGTGACCGTCCTTGGCGCCGTCGGTTGCTGCGACGCCGAGGGCTTGTGCTTCTGCCTTGGCGGGCTGAACCAACGGGTTGCGACCGTCGACGGGGCCTGCGATCTCTACGAAGGTGCCTGCCTTGACGGCTGCTTTGCACTTCGCGGTGATTGCTTCGGCGGGGTTGTAGTGCACTTTGGCGATAGCCATGGTGTGCTCCTTTCTGCAAAGGGGGTTGGGGGGTTAGTTGTCCCGCAGGGCCTTGGGGACCCAGCCTGCGGGGTATTCGGGTGTTGCCGTCCCTGTGGGGGTTACACCGGTGCCGCTGCGCAGGGATTCGCGCGGGCGCTGCGACGGTGGCGGGGTCGGTGCGTCTGTGGCTTCGTAGAGTGCGGCCAAACGCTTGGCGTTGGCTTCGATCTGCTCTACGTCGCCAGCGCCGAGGAGTGACACGTCGTCGGCTTTGATGCCGTAGCGGTTGGCGATCTCCATCACCTGGGCGTGCTGACGTGTTTGTGCCAGCTCTGCGTCGAGCTGGGCTGCGCGCTCTTGTGCCTTCTCCAGTTCGGTTTTCTGGCTTTCCTCGTATTCCTGCCACTTCGCTGCGGCGTCGCGAAGCTGGTTGCGTTCCACGCGGTACTTCGCTGCTTCCTTGCGGGCTTTCTCGAGTTCTTTCAGGGCATCCTCGGGCGACAGTTGGCTACGTGCACCGTCGTCGCTTTGGTTGTCCTGCTCGTGAGTGTCCGCGTGCACATCGTTGTGTGTTTCCTGTTCAACGATGTCGTGCTGGTTTTGGTCGGTGTTGGTGTCCATTGGTTTGTGACCTCCTGGGTCGGTTGTGGGTACGGCAAAACCCCACGCCCGGCGCGCACCGGGCGCAGCGATTGGGGTGGGGTTTGTTGCTTCACCAGGGCTTGAACCTGGGTCTGCACCTCGGGGCACTTATCCGCGCAGTGGGGGAATCGAGAACGCCTCCAAGGAGAAAGGAAAGGGCGTTCTAGGCGGGGTGCGTACCAGCTGCAAGGGCTGGTGTGGGTGGGTGCTGTGTTGGCCGTGTTACACCATGAAGCACTGGTGCCACCAGTGTGGTGGCATGAGAAAACCCACCGGCTCGAGGTGAGCGGGTGGGCTAATAGGGCGGAGTTATCTGTGGGCGTTAGGCTGCCTCGATATTCGGCTTATTTGGGTCAATCAGCAGTGGCTCATCATCGTAGAAGAAATCCCACCACGGCGTCGGATATTTTATGGAGGGCCTAAAACGGCTAGGAATCCCGTCCATCTCGTAAGACATCAGACCCCAAGCGTACGGCGATTTTTCACACAGCCATTGATACAGCTGGTGCATATCGGTTATGAACCTTTCAACCGCACCTTCATACTGCTCGTCAGGAACTCCGAAGAACTGCTCAAGCCGACCTTGGATAGAAACTAGCTGGATGTCTCCCGTCCAAAACGGCTCACACATAACTTCAACATCAGTGTGTCCGTTGACAGAAGCGTAGGTTCGAAAGGGAAAAACGGTCCCATAGCGTCTGAAGTCCTGGAGTAAAGGGCAATGTAGCAACAAGTCGTAAAGGGCATCCTGCGGCAGATCTTCAATCCTGGCAGCGATCCGAAAATGCGATTCTTTAGTCATCCATCACTCCTTCCTTCGGTCCCTCGATCAGTAGATATTCAGTATACCGAAGGACGTCAGTATTTGCGCGCGCAGCAATTTGCGTGGCGTTCTCCCAGACAAGTTCCGGAGTTCCTTTATCAGCTCATAGTAGCCATTCGACGTCAGGTTCGGCGCATAAACAAAGCCAACTGCTGACTGCTGGGTCAGCTCTTGCACAAGGTTAGCAACTTTCCGCCCTCTGGCACTGGTCGTGAACTTCAGCTCGACTACTACAGCATCCACGATCAGATCCGGAGAAACCTCAGAGCCGATTTCCCTGGCCACTCGTTGTTTTTGCTCTGGTGACAGGTTGCTGCTCTCTGTCAGTACCTTGATCTCACGTGCACCTTGTCTAAACAGCTCAGCCACCAAGGGTTCCTCATAGGTTTTCCATTTATCGAAGGCCTGCTTGGTGATCTGTTTCTCCTTCTTGTGCTCAGCAAGGCGCTGCGAATAATCATCCAACGCCTCTAGCCCGCTCAAAACCTCATCCACGTAGCCCAGTTGCTCTAGCTGCTTGACGGTCGACTGCTCGAACCGGATGTTCTCCTCCGGCATAACATCGAGCCGGTAGCGAATAGCGTAATCACCACCCCAATGCTGAGTACCAGCTGGCCTCTCTTCGGGGATGTCGATGTCCCACGGCGGTACAAATGCTCGTGGAATAAACCGAGCTGCCGCACGCTCCTCGTCGGTTGTCGCTGCGGCAATCGGTTCTTCTGCTTCTTCAAGCTTCTCTTTTACCCAGTCGCCATACTCTCGCTTAGAGGTATCGTTTAGGCGTTTGATTTCCTTCTTTAAATCTTTGGGTGCTGCTTCCCACAGCTCCTGTCGACGTTGCTCCCTATTCTCCCCACTAACCAAGCGCATGAAGTGCTTAATCTGGGCTTCCGTCTTTTCCTCACCATTACGACCGTCAACATAGGTGCCTGGCTCTTCTTCGTTAGTACGCTGCCAAAGGTCCTTCAGCCGCTTGTATTCCTGCTCGCCTTCCCACGGCTTCCCCTTGACGACAAGCACGGCCTTGCAGTCGCAGTGCCGGTGATAACGGCGACCATCTTTTGATCGCAGTACTGTCTCTCGCTTGTACACCGGCCCACGAGACGCCAACATAACGCAAAACGCACAGTTGTCTTCACCAACGAGTACCCGCGCCCAACCAAGGACCACTCCCCCATCCTGTCCTGCGGAAGCGTCGAAGTCTTCTTCAGTGACCTTGTACATGCGTCGGGTCTGTTCATTGGTCAACCCCGGCGCAGAATCGAAATCTGGTTGTGAGACGATCTTGCCTGTCTGCCTGTCTCTCACCATGTTGAGGTTGGCCGTATCGTGCACTACCTGCCTACCGGCTGCTTTTGCATGGGTGACGGCCCCAGCGGTGATCTTGTCTACCACGGCTTTGCGTTGCTCTGGATTGCTGATGTCCACTGTGTGGATGCTCAGCTTCTCCAGGTAGGTCTTGGCTGCTTTGTCGTCGAGGTTCTCAATCTCCTCTGGCGTCCAGGCGTTGATGCGCTTGACGCCTAGTGCGTCGAGCAGCATATCCAAGGTGGCTTTCAGTCGGTACTTACGTGGGCGCGCTAACTGGATCGTGTAATTGGCTGCGATATCCGGGCTTAGGTTCTTCTCCATCTGTCGGATGTGGACATTGCGGGAGAACTTGCGGTTGTCGCTAATGACCCGGTGCAAGTCGACTGCTATCGGCCATAGAGAAGACACGCCATCTAGTCCGTGCTCATCGAGAATCGATTCCACGTGAGCGCGGATCCAGCGGGGCATGACCTCGTTTTCACGCTGCAGGCTGTACTTGTCCTCAGCCATGAGGTGCGTCCTTTTCTAGCAACACACCCTGCATGCGCCCCTATCCCAGGAACGCCGGTTGGTTGCTGATCTCGTCGTCTGCTGTTGGTTCGGGGTGCGCTTGCGCGTAGGCCTTGATGCGGCGAATCTTTTCAGCGGTATAGCCGGGGACGTCCTCCCACAGCATCTCCGCCGGAATGTCGAGCATCTGGGCGAGCTTGCCCAACCCATCGACTGTTTGGGCGAAGCTACGTGCCGTCTGGTCTCGCCACTTCACCTCTGCAGCGAAGTCCGCAGCGCCTTGTTCATCGCCATCAATGTGGGCGCACAAGCGCAGCATCTGCTCATAGGACTCACCAAGACTGGTCTGAATCTCGGAGGCCTTACGATCCTTAGCCATCTCCATCGCGGCTAAACCCTCGGCGGAGACGTTGCTGATCGAACCAGCACCAAGGAATTGGACCGGTACCTGGGCGATAGCCGCTAAGTCTTGGATGCTGGCCTTGCGAGATTCGATGTAGCGGGTCAGATCCGTCTCATCAAACTGGCCGACGGTGACTTCGCCGGCTTTCCGGTCGATGAACCACGTATCCGAGGCCTTCATCCGCAGCACGTCTTCTTCATCCTCAGGCATCCAACCGACCACGTAGCGTTGCTTGAACGCTGCAAAATACTGGGCAATGCCCATCTCGAAGCTGGTGCGGTCGATCCTGTCCTGGATGGACAGCAGTGGCTCGATGATGCCGGACTGTCGTTCGCCGTCAACCAACCAGCGGTCGCGGAACCTCACCACCGGGGTGACCCCGATGCCGTGGGGTCGTGCTTCGATGAATTCGAAGTTAAGCCCATGGTTCCACGTCGCATCCGACCACAGTGTCGGGTTTGATGGTTCCTGCGTGGCTCCGATGTAGTAGACCGCTTCCTCATCGATCAGACGAAGCCTGCGGCCCTTGATCTCTAGTGCCATGATCGGCCACTCGGTTGTCACGGATGCTTCTTGGGGCCATCCGATGGCCTCGCCGTAGAAACAGCTCATGCTCCGAGGGGAAGCGCCTGTGATGATCGGAGCTGATCCCCCGCCGTCGCGCAGGCCCGGCGCGCCGAATTGTCCGGGGAGGACGACGGCGTAGCTGGTGCCGTATTGCATGGCTGCTCGGGTGATGCCGGTTTGTGCGGCGTCCATGGCGTTGCGTTGCCAGTGGGTCCATGCGGGGGCTTGTTCGTGGTTGCTGGCTAGGTAGTTGTCGACCTTCATGGATTGGGCGAAGGTGTCGAGTACGAGGGGGAGGAAGAGGGCTTGGGAGTCTTGGGCGATGCGGAGTTGTCGTTCTGCTGCTTGTGTTCCGAGGGTAGGGATGTTGTAGCGGCGTGCGACTTCTTGGCGTGTCCATGGGGCCATGGCTGCGTCGATGCGTGCTAGGCGTGCGGATTCGTGGGCGTGGTTGTCCAGTAGTGCGCGGGTGGCGTCGATGACGGCGGAGCGGTTCATCATAGGAATAGTGCTCTTCCTGTGTGTTTGGTCGCGGGTTCTGCTTCAAGGACGCGTTGGCGGACCATGCGTGCGCCGATCATGCAGACTGCGGCGTCGATCTTTTTGGCGGAGTTGGGGGACTCTTTTTTGATGGCGATGCCGTAGCGGTTTTCTGCGCGGCGTGCATTGGTGACGTGTGTAGCCAGTGTGGGGTTGCCGTCGTGGGTGAAGGCGTGGTCGAGGATTTCTCGTTCGGCTAGTTCGCAGGCGCGGGTGAAGTCGAAGAGTTTGCTGCGCATGTCCCAGGCGATGGGGCTTGCGTTGGCACCGTTGGGTACTGCCCAGAGTTCGAGGGTGTCTTTGTAGCGTTCTGGCCAGATGACGCGGGTGAAGGATTCCCATTCGCGTACATCGGCGAAGAAGGCGGCAATCTCGTAGGTGTCGAAGGCTTTCTGTACTGCTTGGTCGACGGCGTGGGTGTCGACTTGTCCGGTGTGGTTGTGGGCATTGCCGGGGTCCCAGGTGCCGAGGGTGAAGACATGGCCGTCGTCGATGCGACAGCCGACGAGTGCGGTGGTGTCGCGGGATAGGGAGCCGTCGAAGAACAGTGCGATGCGGTCGCCTGCTTCCACTGTTGTTTCTGGGCTTGCCATTTGTGCCCAGTCCTTGGGGTCGCACCAGGCGTCCATGGATGCGGTGGGCCAGTTGAGGTACTTGCGCTTGGCGTCGTCTGGTCGGGTGTTGGGTTGCCAGATGCGTGTCATGATCGCGTCGATGTCTGCCCAGGGGCAGTCGGCGTAGACGAACTCTAGCCCGGCGCGTAAGGATTCCGCGTCGGCGAGGTCGGTTGTGGGTGGGGCTTGTCGGACGTCCATGAGGATGGAGGTGTCGTTTTTGGTGTGGCCGTCTTCTTGGAGGCACCAGGCGGTGAAAGTGTGCTCTCCGACGCTGTTGATGCCTGGCATCCAGGCGTTGAGGGTGCCGAGCATGCGGGAGCCGGATTTGGTGAGGTTGTCGACCAGGGTGTTGTACAACTCGACTCCTCCGTTCGCTGGTGTCCAGTGTTCGAGCTCGTCGCCGATGCAGAAGGTGATCTCGGAGCCTTCGGCGGATGCTGCCGAGGATGTGATGACTTCGAGCTTTCCTTCAGGCACGAGGTTGATTTGTGTCTTGCCGGTGTCGAGGTCGTAGTCCTCGTGTAGGCGGGGGTTGGTGCGTTTGTTGACCATGGCGCGGACCATGCGCATGGTGTTTTCTGTTTGCTTCTCAGAGACTGCGGCGATCTGTACCCACGGCATGCTTACTGGCTGGCCGATGACTCCGCCGAGGCGGGAGGGGTCGAAGGCCTTGAACCGCACGGGGGCTAGAAACTCGATTATGGCCATGGTGGCGGCGAAGGGGGACTTGCCGGAGCCCTTGGCTAGTCGGCGGTGGGCTTCGGAGTAGATGAAGCGTCCTTGGTCGTCGACTGCGTAGAACCACAGGACGAAGCGTGCTTGCTCGGTGGTGAACTTCCACGGCAGGCCCTTGCGGATGCCGTTGGGGTGCTTGAGGTAGTGGGCTGCCCACGCTAAGGCCTCCCAGCCAAGCGTGCGGGCGGGGAGGCCTTCTGGAAGTGTGGACAGCCGTTCGGCTGCCGCGATCATGGGGACGCTTGGAACTCCTTCTCGTAAGCGCTGAGGATGGATTCGGTGTGCTTGTCGAGCTCTTCGCCCTTCTTGGCGGTAATCAGCTCGACACGGAGACGACGGCGTGCGCCTTCGGTGGTCAGTAGGTTATCTGCTCGGGAGAAGATCACGTCCATCATGGTGGCGCGTGGTCCTTGTTCTCGGTTGAACTCTGCGCTGATGAGGTAGGCGGTGATCTTTGCTTCTTGCCAGTCGGAGTCTTGGAAGAACTGTGCTTGGCCGGATGTCTTCAGGCTGCGGAACCAGTTCTTTGCGTATGCGTGCCAGGTTCGGTCTTCGGTCGGTGGTTTGACCGCACGTTGGCCTGGCGCGGTCGTGGTGCGCAGGCCCTCGGGGTCCTTGTTGCGTCTGCGTCGTTGGCTGCTGCGTTTGGGTGGTGGGCCTGGCATTGGGTTCTCCTGTGGGTCACGTGTGGTCGGGGATCGCTCCTGCTCGGTGGAGGGCGCGGATGCGGGCGACTGCGGGGGCAAGGTCTACGAGGGTGCCGGGACGGTAGATGTCCTCGGTGGTGCGGATGAAGCGTGCGCGGGAGTAGATCTCTGCGGATCCTGCCCTAGTGCCCTTGGTCTCAGGCAGCAGACCGAAGACATGTAATCCCCGCTTGGACACAGACCGCTCAACGACGGCGCCGGGAGCAGCGCGGATGATTTCCTCAGCCCAGGGGGCTAGCTTGCCGCGAGGGCTCAAGCATCCGTCCAGATCGATGCAGGCAAGGCCACCACCGAGCATGACGCCGTGGTCGTGGTCTTTGACCTCAGCGTAGCTGCGCCATGTGGTGGCATCGGTGGAGGAAGCTGGGGAGCCTTCCGGGGTGACCGGTCGTTTGCCGTCGGCGGCAGTCCAGCGGTCTAGTTCATGGATGCGAGCAGGTAGGTGCTCGGTGCGTCGCTGACGATATGCCGCAGTGCGGCACCGTCCACTGCAATAGGTGGGTGTGCGACCGAAGGTAATGCCCTCAATGGGATCACCACAGTGCTTGCACGTCCTTTTCGCCATACTTGCATTCTAACAATTTTGTGACGATTGAACAACCACAACCAGCTAAAACGCCAACATTTAGCAGCTTAATTTAAGCCACTAAAGAATACGCGGGAAAATACGCCAAAACCTGCCAATAAAACCGCAGGTCACAGCGCCCAAACGCAAGGGTAAAAACTTAAAAACATATCCCTACCAGGCAAAACCCTGGAACCCGTACAATTTCCGAAGCGCTATGCGTGCCGGGGGCGGGATCGGGTGAGCAAGGGGGTACCCCCACCCCCATCGCTACCGAAGACCGGGGTGTTTAGCGGCATAAGGGTCATGCCGGCGTCGGCGGGCAGTTCTCCGACGCGCACCTTCGGCACTTTCGGCGCGTGTTTTTGCCGTGTGGCAATCGCGGCACAAGGTGCGGAGGTTGTCCGCGGTATCAGTTCCGCCGAAGGCGACCGGAATAATGTGGTCGACCTCCAAGTGGTGGGTGCTGTCGCACAGCACGCACCGGTGGCCGTCGCGTCGCTTGATCGCGGCACGCTGGCTGGACGTGAGGTAGCTGCGGTGGGGATTCCACTTAGACGATCTGCTTGGACTATCCACGTGCGTGTGATCCTTGTCTGCAGTACAACGAGAAGAACTTCCCTGCCATACGACAAAGCATCAGGGTTCACTGGGTAAGAAATGCTTGGTTGATGTAGGCAAAGAAGTTGCTCAAGCGTAAGCGTAGCAACTACCGGCGACAACGGCAAGGAGCACCAGGTCACGGCGTCACCTGCTGATCTGCCGCTGCATCATCAACCCTGCGGCCACCACGCCCACGCGCGACCGCCACCGCATGCACCTCTACCGGATCCACGAGGATCAAGCCTGTGACTGTCTCCGTGCTCGCCAGCACACCAGTACGTGCCCACCGCTGCACCGTGCGTTCGGAAACCATCACACCATGGCGCCGCGACCACAACGCAGCTGACCGAGGTGATGCAAGCGGCGCGACCTCCTCATAGGATCCACCGCCATTGCACACGTGCTCTAACGCGCGCAGTGCACCGGCGATCTCCTCGGCGGCATCCGGCGCCCACTCACACAACGCCAGCGTGTCAACCTCGCGGGCTAGGTGGCGGGCGCGCACACGCAAGTCCAAGGGTCTCGGTGTATCAACCCCAGCGTCCTCTGCCAGCGCGCGACACCAACCACCCACAACCTGCTCGGCGTAGTCGAAAGCATCTAACACGGCCAGCTGTACCGGAGGACGCGAACGCGGAGCCGAGCGCACGCCAGATCCATCGCCAGGAGACGAGGAAGGCGCCATCAACTCATGAGCACGGCACGCCAGGGACGCGAGCTCACCGAGCTGCTGGACCAGCCTGTGCCTCGAGAACTCATCTAGGTATTTTGTGGCATGCATCAGCCAGCCCCTCCTCGTCGCCTACGGCGTTTCTTTCTCGATCTCCCACGGGGTGAAGCATCCCAGTCAGGTTCAGGTCTTCGTCTGTGCCCGCTGTCGCGTGCACGACTACCGTCACCACCCGTCCCGTCCCGTCCCGACCCGGCATATCCAGATTTTTCAGTCTGACGATTTGCCGATATTTGACCGGGATTTGACAGAAAAGTTAGATCCCTTGTTTTCGCAGGTAGACCCGCAAAATAGCGGCGCGGGTTTGTGTCGCTATTTTGCGCGAACGTCGGCTCTGGTGCGCTGCTGCGTGTGTATGTGTTGCAGTCAAAGCGCGGCCAGGTGTTGTTCGTGTGCCCGTCCAAGGATGGCGGTGCGGGTGGGCGTGGCGCCGGATTGGACGGCGGGGTGGGCAGGTGGTTGGTGGGGATGGTGCGTACCACGGCCGCATCCGAAGGTTCGGGTGCGGCGGTGGGTTCTTCGACGGCTGCCGACGTCGCGTCGGGGGCCGGAGATCGTTGCCCATCGTCTGCAGATGCCACGGCCCACTCGGTGGGCAGACCGGAATCTTGGAGCTCTACGTCGAAGGGTGCACCAGCCGCAGGTGTGGGCGCGGGTGAACGATCTACGCTTGCCCCCGGACCGGGGAGCGAATCAAGGACGCTCACGCCTTCGCTGTGGTTGGTGCTCACCTCCTCCGGAACATCGGCAAGACTCAACAGTTGTGGCTCTGAGACCAACTCTTCATACCCAGGTGCCGTCGTGCCCGGTGGCACGTCCTTGCGGCGATCCTTGGTGATCGTGATGCCGTGCGCACGCGACCAGTCATGGGAGTTCACCCAATCCACTGTGGAGGTGCTGTAGTACGGCTTCGGTGGGGTTGGCAGCAACGGCAGGCGTTTGTCGGCCAGCGGGTCGTTGCGGCGCGAGGAATTGCATTTGCGGCAGGCCACCACCATCGTTTCGATAGTGCCTGCAACACCCGGTTCCCGGTGGTCATAGGTTCCACCGATGCCGGCTTTCTTGTCCGACCACTTGACGACGCGACCACAGTATCGACACGCGTCACCATCGCGGAGGCGGACGGGGATAACTAACTCGGGATTACCGTTGTCGGCTTTGCGTTGGCGGTCCCACTCGACTTCTTCCTTTAAGCGCATGTGGATGAACTCGTCATCCTCGACGATCTTGAACACCCGTCTGCCGTCGACGACGACAGGCTCCATGACTCCGGCGCGCACAGCGGCATCGAGCAAGGTGTTCACTCGTGACGCTCCCGCGATGGAGGTGGCGGTGCCTTTGGAGACTACGTAGTCAGTCATAAAGCCCGCCGACTGGGTGGCGCAGCGAGCGAGGAAGCCAAAGAGCTCATTGACCAGACGGTCGTCAAAGTAGTCGACCTCTACGACGTTCATCAGCGTGGGATGGAACGCGGAGGTGTCTCCAAGACGAAGCCAAGGCATGCGGGTACTCCAAGAAAATCTGTCAGCTAACAAGTGGGATAGTTCAGTGGTTTACGGCGGGTCTGGGCCTGCCCTGCCGCGGCTGCGCGCACTCTTGCGCGACTTAGACCGCTTGCGCACCCTGGGCAGTCGGTCGATGTCGAAGCAGTCAGGGCACAGACCGCCTGGCATCTCATCCGGCCACGGCGAATCGACCACACGCATGCCTTCGATCGGCACAATGATGCGCTTGCACTTCTTGCACTTGCCCAAGGTCGCACGGCGCACTCCCGGTGTCACACCGGCGATTACTCCGTCGATGGGCTTACAGTCCGCGAACATGCGCTCTGCACGCTCAATGCATGCCTCGCGTACGGGGCAGGCCTTGCACAGCATCGCTGCTTTCAGGTGGCGGCGCTGTGCGTAGTCGAGGTCTTCGGAGCCACAGCGGGACTCCCACGGGATGATCTCGCCATGGTCAATGAACGCTCGAATGTAGTGGGGGTCGCGGCATGTAGCTTCTGCCAGTGGATCACGGGGTTTATCGGGTTCGACCGGCCCCAGGTGTGGATTCTTGGGCCTGGACATCACACCGCACCCGAAGCGCCGGAAGCTGCTACCAACCGCACCGCACGCTTGGGTTCATCGACCAATGCAAGCTGGTCGACAGGTGTTGCGGGTGCAGCGGGCTGCTCGAACAAGATGGTGTCGGGGTAGTCACCCGCGAAGCCGTCGAGTTCTTCTTCTGTCACGCCACAGTAGGTGCGGCACGTAAACGGTCCATAGGCGAAGTGATGTAGCGCTGCACGCTCGGTTGGTGACTGGCTCATAAAGGCCACAGCGGGTGCTTTAAGCAGTTGAGCAGCTTTCGCCAGCCGTAGTAGAGCAAGGGGTGAGAGCAGCCCCCGCACAGCATGCTCGGGCTTGCTGAAGTTGTTAAGGATCGCAGACAGCCTGGGCACCTGCTCCATCTCTACCGGTGGGCGTCGCTCTGCTAAGCGGTAGATGTTTAGATCGAGTCCGGAAGCGTCGGTGAACGTCACCAGATCATCGGTGATGCCCAGACCGATCTGTGGGCCTTCTTTCGGGTCTAGGACTTTCACCAAACCCCCACCCATTACCTTGATGATGCGCTGCAGAGCTGGAGCTTCGAAGTACAGGGTGCGGTCAGCGTCGTGGTTGATCTCCGTGTAGAGAACAGGGATTGTTACACGGATGGTTTGCGTCCTATCTGCTGCGTACACCAGTGCATGGTCTGCAGATGCGGGGAACACCACATGCGCGAAGCGCAGCGGGTCGTCCTTCCCCAAGGGGTTGAGGAAGATCGCCGCGAGTTTGAGCGCTTGGATGAAGTCGAAGGCGGGCAGCACTGCCCTACTAGCAACAGAGTTTGTAGCCATCGTGTCCCCTAGAAGATCGCTTTGATAGCCATCGTGCCGAAGGCAATAACTGCGAGCATCGCCACGGTGGAGACGAAAAACAGCATGAATGCCTCGGCGACGGCATCATGGGTGGAGTCGGGCAGGAACTGCTCTGCCCGATGACGGCCTGTGTAGTTGTTGTTCATAAAGAAGTCCTTAGCGGTAGTTGCGGGAGTCCTGGTCGATCCAGGCGAGTAGGTCGGAGGCGGTAGCGGCGTGATTCTTGTAGCCATCACGTTCAAAGATGTCGCGCCACTGGCGCAGCGCCCGCAGGTCGACGAAAACGCGTTTGTTGATAATCCGAAGGTCAACGAGGGCTGGCGACGGGAAGAAGAACTGGTGGATGATGCGGGCGACGTCGCCAAGCTCGACGAAAAGGTCGAGGCCTGCGGTGGCGGTTGAGACCATTCCGAACGGGCTATTCCTGCGATGCACAGCGAGGTCGCGTACTGCAGTGGTCATGCTGCGCCGTCCCCTCGCCCGAGGACGGCGGTGTTGATCGCGTCGATTTGAGCGTTGAATTCTGCGATGCTGCGGGCAGCTGTTCCACGGATTAAGTCTTTAATGGGGTTTTCCAGGTCGCGGAGGCGGAAGGCTGTTGCTGACCAGTCTGGGCCTGATTCTTCGGCCACGTTCGCAAGGTCGTCGATGAAGGTGCTCACGCATGCATCAAGTCGGTCCTGGAAGGCGGCTCGATCGACGAAGTAGCTGAAGAGTCCGATGTTGTCGTTAAAAGTGGTCATTGATCCACCCCGTTGATTGATCTGCCATGTTGGCTGCAGCGAGCAAGATGAACAGTGCTGCCCACAGCACGACTAGCCACCCCGTGGCTTTCACGAGCAGCAGCGCCCACTCGCGCGCATTCTTCGGCGTCAGTAGCTGCTCCACATCGAGGTGCGCAGGTTGGGTGTCCTCGATCCCGTTGAAGGATCGCTCGACAGCTGCGAGGTCGCCCAGAAGACGATTGCGTTGCCGCACATTCGCGGGATGGTCACTATAGGCGCGGACCCACTCCTGTCGCACCTGCGGGGTGTAGGCGTCGTATGTTGCTGGTGGTGTCTTACGCATTGCTCTGCCCCACGAAATCTGCAGGCGCGGACATTGCGGACCGTGCTCGACGATGTGGTGCAACATAGACGCGGTTGGCGTGGATCTGGACATGCATCCGGTGCCGACCGTTGTTTGCTTCGACCCAGTTGGTTGACAGGCGTCCGAAGACGACGATCTCGTCACCCTTGCGTAGAGCGTCCTTGGCGACCATGGCGGCTTTCCGGGTAAGGATCACGGTGGTGAAGCGTTCTTTGCGGCGTAGAACGGTACCATCAGCATCCCGGCGCTTGTCTTCTGCGACCATCCGGAACTCGAGTCTTGGCTGGCCGTCCTTGTGGGTGAAGGCAGGGTCTTCCACGAGGGTGCCGTTAAAGAATTGATTAGGAAGCATGGTGTGTCTTTCTCGAATCTGTTGTGCTGGGTTTTAGGCGACGACTTTGTAGGAGCGCTTGTCGATCAGCTCGACGATCTCGTCGCGGTGGTACCGCACGAGGCGGTTACCCAAGCGGGTGATGGTGATTCCGTTTTCGCGGATGATCTTGCGGGCGGTCGGTTTGGAGCAGCCGAGGAGGTCTGCGGCTTGCTCGATGTTGATGAGCTTCGGCAGGATGCGTTTCGCGCTCATTGCTCCGCCTCCTGGTCTGTGTTGTACTTGGCAGCTTCTGCGATCAGTTCCCCCACTGGCCGGTATTGAATCGCGGCACCCTTCGGTAAGAAGAGATTGCTGTTGAGTTCTGCCACTTGGTAGGCCAGCGTCTGCGGGTCGATCAAACAGTCGTCTCGTTGGAAGATTCCGCTGAGCAGTGCGTGGGCGACATCGAGGGCGACGTTCATTACCAGGGCACCTGCTAGGCGGGTTTCGTCTTTATCGAGGAGCATGAAGGTGTCGATCATGTCCTGGTAGCTCGGGTGGGTGCGTGCGCTGTCTGCGAGGTGTTGCAGCACTTCTTGGACTGTGGGGTAGTCGTAGTCATTCAT